ATTCGAATTGCCAGAGATGAAATAAATCGTTCCATTCCACTCGTTAACTCCAATGGCCAAATATTATCTTCATCATACACAATATAACCATTAATGTTTTTTCCATCAGTTTGTAACACAATATTAAAATCTACAATCTGATTGAGCACATTGTTAATTTCAGATTCAATTTTAGGTATAGCTTTTGCTACTAAGTCATATGGAACACCGTTTCTTTTTACCGATTGCAAATAATATTCATATGCACGATATTCTGTTTCTATGCGTTTATATGTTTCTAATTGTGAAAGAGCGTTAGCTTTTTTAGTTTTAGCAACTTCAATTTCACCATGTTTCGTTTTTATGTTTTCTGATAAAACTTTTAATGCAAAATCAATTTCAGAGATCTGTTTTTTAATTTCCTGTATCTCAGTTTCGATTACAGCATTCTTTTCAATTGCAGATTTATTTTTAAAAAAGTGTTCTTGTCGTTCTTGGTTAGTTTCTAGTTCAGATTCTTTGGTTTGTAAATCACTTTCTATAACTTGTAATGCCAATTCATCTCGTTCTAATTTAGGAACATCGAACGTGTTAATTTTAGCGTGTAAGTCATTGTATTCGGTTAATTGCGTTTCATAGTGTTGATGCAATTCAATTTTATTTTGTAAGGCTGTTTGTTTGATTTTTAACTGTTCTAATACTGCCTGATCTTCTTTAATCGTATTCTTGGCTTTTGTCGCATTTTGCACGAATACGTTAGATGTGCAGTATTGACAATCTGGATCATATTCGTGATCGGATAAATGATTGATTTGTTTCTGCTTGCCATCAATTATTCCTTGTGTTGTTTGTATTTCAGTGTTTAATTTTAGTGCTTGTTGTTTTAACTCTTGAAGTGTATCGAATTTTTCTTGAATCGTTTTTATATCATATGATTTCAATTTCTTTTTGTTATCAGATATAGTTTTTGAAAATGTTTCAATAAACGTTTCTTTTTCTTCTGCATCCGTTTGGAGTTGTTCAATAGCTTCAACTAATTGCGTTTCTTCCTGTGTTAAAGATTCTATAGAAGGACCGCTATATGTCGTTGCATGTTTTGATTCAATTAATTCCAATATTTTATCTTGGAGTTGTGATCTAGATGCATTTTGAATTGACTCCGAAGCTTCGCATTCAATGATATAATCTTTGTTTGCATCAATAATTGTGTCAGCTGAAGTTATAATTTCTGCAAAATCTGTCTTTTTATATTCTTTTAATTTACCGGAAGTTTCTTTGATATCTTCAGCAGCTAATTGATAAAGTTGTTCGAACACAGTAATATCTAAAAACTGCGAAAGCAAGTCTTTTCGTTCTCGTTGCGATTTATTGATAAAGTTATTGCTGTCATTTTGCAATGAAAATGCTGTTAATATAAAGTCATCATATGTACCTAGATACTTTCTGATGTTCTTGTTAGTTTCACTACGCTCTTCTCCGTTTAAATTTTCTGAATCAGAATAAAAATTAACATTAACTTTCACGTGTCCAGATTTCTGTGTTATTCCTTCTCTTTCAATGGTATATATTGTATCATTGATTTGAAATTTAAATATTCCTTTAAAGGTTGAACATTTATTATTTAACACTTCTTTTGCTTTTCCGGTTTTACTACATTTGTCAAATATAACATATGTTATTGCATCTAATAGTGATGACTTACCAGAAGTGTTAGGTGCAAATAACCCGGTTACATCTGTTATTTTACTGAAATCAATTTCATTGCCAGAACCATATGAAAACATGTTTTCAAACTCAAATGATATCGGAGTCCATGTGACGTGACGAACTTGATCGAGTATAGGTAATTTAGAATTTATTGTGCGATTGATATGTCGAATTGCATCTAATTCTTCTGCAGTAGCTTGTGGATAATTATATTCAACAAAATCAGTAATTAAGTTGTTTTGATATTCAACATCTCGAACATTTCCAATATTAATATTTGCAGTAGTACCAGTTGCCGCATTAGTGTTAATTCTTTGAATAGAAATGTCTTGAACTGAATATTTAGATCGCAAAGCAGTTATAAACTTTTTCATGTCTGCTGCATCTGTATTATCAAACTTGACTCGTATTCTGGGTTTATTAGGCATACGAGTAGGATGTTTTATGATTTGTGCTCCTTGAACTTCGAAGGTAACATAACCGTAATCATTTTCAATTTGAACGAAATCTGCGGTGCAAGAATCTACATCCCATACCAATATTCCGTGATCTAATGCTTCTCCATGATTCTGTTGGATTGTGCTACCGACATATCTTATTTCAGGCTTTTTTCTATATAACTTTATTTTTTTACTCATAACTTACTAAAATTAAAATCTTTTATTTCATCTTCCCAAATACGTATCAATGTCCAGTCAGATGATTCTACTAACATATTTTTGTATTTGTCATTTTCTCTTGTTCGATGTTGTGCTTCATTTAACTCATTATCAGAAATACCTTTACCATGCCAATAAACACCATCGACTTCTAACAATATTTTTTTAGATGGTATTGCAAAATCAAAATAACGTCCTCTAAACTCATATTGTGTTTCAAATATTATGTTATTATTTGTTAAAATATCAAACACTTCCTTTTCTGGTTTTGTTTGTTTAGTATCGTGTAATATTTTATTCCGATAGTCGTGAGATGACATACCATATCTTTCTAACATTGTAATATCACATTGTCTTGTACCATATTTTCCTGATAAATTATGTCCGCCGTTAGCTTCAATAGTTTTATTACGTTTTTCAATTGCTTCAAGTGACCAACCAATTGGATAATCGCTATTTTCATCACGAGCTTTTTGTAAACCTTCTAATCGCCTTTTACGAATTTCATCATTCTGCCATGTCTCAGTAGTTCGTTCCGCCCTCATTTTACGTTCTTCTGCCGATGCTTTTCGTCCAACATTATGATGTGGTTCTTTTTCATATTTTTCTTTTTTACGTCTTGAATCAGCTTTTGCATAACATGATCTATTACAGAACTTTTGTTTTGAGTTGAATGTTGAATATTCTTTTTTACATTCCTCACATATTTTTGTTTGTTTTGCCATATTGATTATGTTGTATTAGTCTCTTTCTAATAAATATGTCTAATACAACAAAAACATTATTTTATTTGCCAACCCTTTTGTAAATATTCATCAACATCGCATTCGTCAACTTCAATTTCTTCATATTCATATTTCTGTAATATTTGATTGGGTTTATGAATATCACCTAACAGAGTCATGTCATGTCCTACAAACATATCTGTTGTTACATGTTCGTTGGATATTTCATAACCAATGTCTGTTTTAGCTGAATGCACAGCACCATGGTGTAATGCAATTTTACGATATTCTGCATCGAAGTCTTTGGCTTTTACATAATGCTTTGGTTCTACATCGACTGCCATATGATTCCAAGTGATACCCGCAAAATCAAATAATCCATTGTCTTTAACAAAAAATACATTTGGATTCTTAATCATGTCCAGCACCGGAGATAATGCATCTTCTCGATAAGTGTTATTCAGATTCATGTCGTGATTTCCTAGAATAACAATCGTAGGAATATCAAAGCCATTGAAAAAATTAGTTAGCATTCGAATAAGCTCCGGAGACATTTCTAGTTTGCTGTGAACAATATCGCCAGTAACTACAGCAATACTATTAGCAGTGCTTGTTCGTGCAATGTAATTGAACATGTTTTCAAACACAGAACGATATTCCTGGTGTCGCTTCAATGTTCGTATGTGTACATCAGATATATGATATATTTTATCAGCTCGTTCTATACCACAATCTATATGTTTTATTTCCATAATAATCCTAATTTATATTCTGTTAGTTTGGCAAATGTCATTGGTTCCGTTTCATCTATTAATTCTGTAATCTTTTCAAAACCTAAATCAGACGGATCTTTGTCTTGCATTTCTACTAAATACACATTTAATCCTTCTGCCATGAATTTTTCACAGATCGATAATGCATTTCTAATTGCATCATGATCTAGACATATGTATATGTTTTTTACGTGTTCTTCTATAATCTTTTTTTGTAGTGCGGGTTGTATTATTTTTCCAAATAATGGTATTGCATTTCTTTTAATAGCCATTGCATCAAATGCGCCTTCGCATAAAACAATTGGTTCATTCCAATTAATCATCATTCCGAATCCGATTATATCTTTTGATACTTTTGGATTTTTATGTTTATTTTTGTCTGCAGAATAATAAGCTCGACTTACAAAATAATTTAATTGTCCTTCGCAGTCATAACTAGGAATAATTATTTTTCCAGAATATGGACCATCTTCACAATAACCGATCCTGTAACGGATTATATCAAAAACTGTGATACCTCTATTTTTTAGATAGTATATTGCGTTG